AGCAGAAAAAAAAGTAAAACGAGTAGAAAAAAGAAATAGGAGAGGTAGATAATGCCTAATCCTAAAAAAGTAATTAAGGTTATTAAGACTGCTAAAAAGGCTGCAAAGAAAAAAGAAACACCTAAACAAAAAACTTACAAAATTCGTGGTGCCCTCGCTAAAAGAGATAGAGAGTTAGAGGCAGGTGACGGTGGAGGTAAAGCATCTCCTGAGTTTATTGCTAAGTTAAGAAGACAAACGTTTCCTCATTTATACGAATAAGGGTAGGTAGATAATTGTTAAGTATTGAGCAAATTTCAGCGAGAGTTGATTCTCTTAAACACCGTGCTGCTGACCGTGATTCTAGAGCACAGGATGTACTTGCTGTCCGTAAAGGCAAAATTGCATCTGTATATCCAGAGTTTTTTCCAGAGGGTGTAGACGCAAACGTAGTTGCTAACTTTATTGACATTGTTGCTCGTGACTTGTCAGAGGTTATGGCACCACTACCTGCAGTCAATTGTTCTGCTGCTAATCAAGTTAGTGACCGTGCTCGTTCTTTTGCTGACAAGCGCACTCGTATTGCTTCTAACTATTTTGCTAATTCAGATTTACAAGTACAGATGTACACAGGTGCAGACCACTACATCACATTCGGTTTCGTCCCATTCATAATTGAATTAGACGAAGAGGCAGGGCTGCCGCGTATCAGAGTAGAAAGTCCAATAGGGGCTTACCCAGAGTTTGACCGCTACGGACGCTGCATTGCCTTCGCTAAAAGATATGAACTATCAATTGCTGAGTTGGTATCCCAATTCCCAGAGTACGAAATGGAACTTCTGGGTAGAGAAGGATATCGACAAGACTTAAATGCAAGGGTTGACTTTGTTCGTTATTACGATAAAGACCAATCTTTAATTTATGTTCCTAACCGTAATAATCTAGTCCTTTCACAAGCGGTTAATCCACTTGGAAAGATGATGGTTGTTGTTGCTAGACGACCAAGCGTTGATGGTGAAATGCGTGGACAATTTGATGATGTCCTAGGTATCCAACTGCTTCGTAATAGGTTCGCATTACTTGCGATGGAAGCAGCAGAGAAATCTGTTCAATCACCAATTGTTGTTCCGCAAGATGTTCAAGAAATGGAATTTGGTGGCGATGCTGTTATTCGCACTACCAATCCAGCAGGTGTACGCCGTGTAGAACTACCTATACCTGGTGGTGCATTTACTGAACAAACATTACTACAACAAGAGTTAAGAACTGGAACTCGTTATCCAGAGTCACGTACTGGTAATCTTGATGCAAGCATCATTACTGGTCAAGGCGTTCAAGCCCTTATGGGTGGATTTGATACACAAGTTAAATCTGCTCAGGCTATCTTTGCCTCAGTACTTAAGGATGTTATATCAATTTGCTTTGAAGTAGATGAAGTATTCTTTGACTTTGAAAAGACAGTTCGTGGTGTAGATGCTGGTTCTCCTTACAGCATTGATTACAAACCATCAAAGGATATTAAGAAAGATTACTCAGCCGATGTCCGCTATGGTATGCTTGCTGGTCTTAATCCAGCGCAGGGACTTATCTTCATGCTACAGGCATTAGGCGCTAAGATTATTTCTAAAGATATGGTTATGCGTGAACTACCATTTGGTATTAACGTAACTCAAGAGCAAGAGAAGATTGAGATTGAAGAAATGCGTAACTCATTACTGGGTGCGCTAGGGGCATATACTCAAGCAATACCTCAAATGGCTACACAGGGAATGGACCCATCTGATATCATTATGAAAATTTCAGATGTAATCAAAGCCCGTCAAAAGGGAGTAGCACTTGAGGATGCAGTTGAAGAAATCTTCAAGCCTGAAGAATTACCTCCTGCTGGCGCTCCTCAGGTTGAGCAAATGTCCCCTGCTCCCGTTGCTCCAGTAGGAGGCATCTCATCACCAGAGCAAGGTGGAGGACTACAAAGTCTTCTATCTAGTTTAACCTCTGGTGGACAGGCTAGTGCAAGTGCAAGGACAGTTGTAAGAAGATAAGTTAGAAGGGGACAATGACTGCAATAGTTGGAATACAAGGTAAAGGCTGGGCTGTTTTAGGTGCAGATACTACAACTTCATATCAAGATAGACCATATGTAGCCAAGGGATGCGACAAGATAGTTAAGATTGGTGAGTATCTAATTGCAGTTGCAGGTGATGCAATTGTAGGAGATATTCTTAATAACCTATGGCAACCACCTAAAGTAATTAAAACGCAAGACCCAGATAGATTTATGATGATTAGAGTATTACCATCTATGAAGCAAACCATAATAGATGGTGGATACGACCCAACACCTAAAACAAAGAACGATGATGATTCTGGTTGGGATGCATTAGTTTGTTTTAATGGAAGGATATATCAAGTTAGTGATGACTATGGATATATGCGAGATGACAAAGGTTTATACGCAATAGGTTCTGGTGGAACCTTAGCGCTTGGTGCATTAGCAGCAATGGAGTTAGAAACTAAGACCCATGCTAAGGCATCAGGGGCAGCAAAGAAAGCAATCAATATAGCAATTCAATACAATGTGTGGTGCGGTGGTACTGCAAATGTTAAAACACAATTTACTAAGTAGGAGGAAGTGTGGCACAACAAGGTGGATATAGAAAGCCGACTAACCCAGCCCCAATATCAGGTCCTGGCTCTCTTAGTCAACGCACTGATGGGGGACCAACACAACCTGCAACTTACATCCCAGGATTACCATACGGACAAGGACAAGAAACCTACAGCAATCAAGTAGCAGCACCTATGGCTGGCAATCCAATTCCACAAATAAAAATGCCAACACCATTAATAGCGCCTACTGCACGTCCTAACGAACCTATTACTACTGGAGTTAATATAGGAGATGGACCTGGTTCAGAAGTAAAGCCAGCACTACCTAATCCTTCATACACAATTCAAGATGTAATTAGAAATTTAATCCCATACGACCCATCTGGTGATGCTGAATTAATATATAGAAGTTTACTTGACGAAGGGTACTAATGGCATATCGTCTTAACCCAATAGTAGCCAAGGCTAGTCCAAACCTTTATGCTGCTGCTAAAGCCGCAAATATTCCTATGGAACAAGGAACCCAACTAGAGCAATTTGGTTGGACTGTTGATAAAAACAAAAAACTAAATCAACTACCTATTGATGTTGCCCGTAAAGAATTTAATGATTTAGACCCTAGTGCTCAAGAAAAACTAAAGTTTTTATTTCCAGAATCAGATTATCAGTTACCAGAGCCAGGTGCTAGCAACTATGTTACTGGTGCATTAAAAACTGGATTTACAGTTCTTAAGAGTCCGTTAGTTTTATTGTTTAAGGCAGCAGGTGTTTTTAATAGAGCAATTAATACACCATACCTGTTAGCCCGTCAGGCTGCACAAGGCGAAGGTTTATTTACTAAAGAGTCATTTAGTGATGCTTGGGATGGCCGTAGAGTTTATGACCAAGGAGCATTAACAAATGCTATGGATTACTTTGGTGTTGAAAAAGTAGAGATAGCAAAAGGTTTAATTGCTGGTAAAAAGCCAGGAGAAATTATTGCTGCTAGTGGTGCAATAAATCCAAAACTACTAGAAGCCCTAGAAGAAGCCTACAATAATCCAGAAGCATTCCAACAAGTAATGGATGGCGTTAAGAATGCACAGGTATCTCCAGGTAGAGATATTAGCCGTGCTACTGGCATAAAAGGTATTTCTGGTCCTATAGATTTTATATATCAAATTGCAGTTGACCCATTAACTTGGGTTACTGGCGGAGCCACTGCTGCTCTTAAAGCCAGAGTATTTGGTTTACAAAATCAAACTGGTACTCAGATGCGTAAGACTATTGAACAGTTTGGTGTTGCTGGAGTAAGAGATATATTCCGTGATAACAAAGATGTAGTTAAGTTATGGGACGACCAACTAGGTCCTGCAATTAAAAAACTTAATGATGAAACAGATGAGATTGCTAAAATTGGAATACGTAATGATATTAAAAGACGTTTTCCTGGGTACAACAATGATGAGGCTATTGACTTCTTAGAAAGAAACAACGTTGTCAACGCTAGCCGTGCTCAGACAGTTTTTACAAATGTTGATAATCTATCTATGTTTATGGCTGGTAGAGTTGAGGGTACTCAGTTCTTCCGTAATGGTATAGCAACTGCAAGAAACCAGCGTAGATTAACTTATGGTGCACAAAAGGCCTTAAGTAACTTTTTAAATCCTAAATCTGGTACAACTAAAGAGGTTGCTAAATCAGTTGAGGAAATATCAAAAGCACTTGTTAAGGCAGGTTCAACCCGTGAGGCTGAATTAATAGGTCCAGAAATATTAGACTTTACAAAATTTACCCGCAAAACCCTTAAAGAAAAAGTTTCTCTTCTTTTAGCACGTACTCCACAAAATAAAGAGATTAAACTTAATGTTACTGATAGAAACCAATCTATCAAGAGTGCAGATATCTTCAGAGATACAGCACGTCAAGTATTACCTAAAGATTTATCAGAGGCTTTAACTGTTAAGTTTATTAACTCTGATGCAAATGACCAAGTTGCTATGCTTCGTAGCCTTGATGTTGCAATTATGCAACGTTTAGGTATAGAAGGCATAGAAAAGGGTAGAGATTATATAAGAAAAACTCTTGAAGAGAAGTATGGTTCTTCAGTTGGTGTAGCAGTTACTGAAAAACTAGGTGTTCCTGTAGGTTTTGATAATGTTTTATCTAAGTCTGGTATTAAACAAAATGGTGATGTATTAGAATTTGATTCACAAGGTATTATTCACCCATTCCAAGAGCGTGGTGCAATATCTACTCTTGATTATCAACAGTTAGCACAACTTTCTTACGAAGCAAATAGAGGAAAGATAGTTTCTGCTATGTTTGGTGGCGCTACTCAAAGCGCCCAAGCAACTGCACTTGTTAATTTCTGGTCTGTCTTTACACTTTTCCCACGTTTAGGTATACGAAG